TTCCAACACCTCCCACGGTGTAGGCCGAGGGCAGACGTGCAGATCAAAGCCTTTTACGTCATGCGCGACGCCAGCGGTGGCCAGCAGCGCATCCTTCAGCTCGGTCTTAGTGCAACCCAGCTCTTTACATACCGCTAGCGAGGTCCAACCAAGTGCCATGAGCTTCCTAGCGCTATTGCCCAACAGACGCGCTTTATGCGTGGCCTTGATTGTCCAGTTGCTGCCCCTTAGAAAGTGCAGGCACTCTCCTTGGGCAAACGTCCAGAAGATAGTGCTCAGCTTCCCCCGCTCTGGATCATGCGCACGGCACGCCTTGAGAAAAGCGATGTCCACGCAGGAGAAGATGTCTTCTGAAGCCATGCAGTGCCGATACTTGCGGCACAGCTTCCCGCCAAACATGCGGATCAGTCCAATGTTTTCGGCATACATCCGACCAAAGCGCCGCTGCTCTTCTTTGGTGAACGGTTTTGCCAGATGATGCTCAACGCGCTTTTTCTCCGGTTCAGCCGGAGTGCTGAAGAATGAAAGTTGGCCTTCAGCGATGCGCATACATCCAGTCTAACTTCGCAAGACTTGAACAGCACCAACAGAAGATGATGCCTTGCTTAAGCACAAGCAACCAAGCACCTGCTTCAGGTGTGGCACGACGTTCAACGCATTCTTGCTTTCGGCTTGCTGCACGCTGTTGAACTCCACATCAATGACGTCCACGCGGGCACGCTTGAGGTTGGCATTGGGAATGCCAGGAATCAGCTCACTACTACCAGCACCAGGAGCAGAAAGCAAAGTGCTATCACCAAGCAACGCTTCAGCCAGATCAAATGTGGCCTGCCTAATTGGCTGTGGTACTTCAGTGGTCGTGACAGTCCAATCACCGCATGAAGCATCAGTACGTGGCCATAGCAGAGCTTGTGTTGTCGTGACCTTTTCGCCGATATAGGTCAATTCATCTAGGTAACGGGTCGCCATGATCAACGCCCGACCTTTATTGTCAGTGCTTGCCGAAGTCCAGTTGAGGGTGCCGAGGTACAGATCGGCAATGCCATCACCTTCAGCCACCGTCAGATAGCTATTAGCCGAAGCCGAGCCGACAGTGGCAACAACGGTGACGGTCATAACATCGCACTCTTAGCACTAACTTGCCTTGGGAGCAGACCACTGCTTAACGGCCTTGTCAAAGCTGATTTCACCATCTACAAGGCGCTGACCCAGCTTTTTGCCAAATATGGCTTGGGCTGTGTTGGGGTTGTCCTTGACCCATTGCTTGGCAGCCACCTTGAAATCAAGCGGCTGCTCAGGCCCGTCACCATCAGCAAGGCGACGCGGTGCGACGGGGTTGCCGTTTGGATCGCGCATATCCTCGTTGCGCCATTTCCAAGGCACGAGGCTGCAGCGGCACTGCATATGAGGCGAGACCTTTTGGTAGTCCGGCGGGAAACGCTTCCCGTCCAGCTTCAAGCAGATTGGACAGACTTGGCTATCAAGCAGAGCAGTCCAAACCAAGCCTTCGGCATCAAGCCAGTCCGGGTCAGCTTCATATTGGTAGATGGCCTGTTGTGCTGCGCTGCCGACTTCGTTGACTGCAGTGCGCACCATGGCTTCGACGTTGTTCTCAGTGACGCGCACCACGGCGTTCTGATAGGTGGCAAACGTCTCACCACCAATGTCCGATAGGCCAAGGCGGATGAACCGCTCCACCCGATCTGCCACGGTGACTGGCAATGCTTGAGTCAGTTGTGCGCTGAGAGTTTTGCCACCAACCACGGCATCGTTGACTAGGCGCTGCACTTGCACTTGGTTTAACTGGCCGGCGCCTTCAGCGGTGAGGGTGCCACCCGCCATTTGCACCAGCTGCCTGGCGTAGTCCAGCTGCTGCCCCACAAATGGTGCCAGAGCTTCCTGCAGTGCCGCCAGCTGCGGCACACCAAAGGATTCCTGCACGCTGCGAGCGACAGCAGCTGTGATAGCAGCAATGGTGCGCTCACGGTTGACACCAACCGCCAGCACACCAGAGCTACCAACAACACGCTCCACTGCAGCCAAGGTATTGCGCAGATCGCGCAACGCTTGACGAATCAGACGATCCTCTAGCTTGCGCTGCCTTAGCCCATTACGAAGGAAAACCTCAATCTGCTGGGAGAGATCAGCCACGGCCTTGGCCCCTTAGCTTCTTGCGTCCATGGTTAGGGCGACTGTGTTGCCCTTGCCCCTGTCGCGTCTTTTTCGGGGGTGACTGCGTAAAAAGGCGGGCACCAAGACCCGCCTTAGCTTTGGTTGCCATCAGAGCTTGTAGGCCACAACCTTGCCGCTGGTGAGCGTCACCGAAGTGAACAACCCATCAATGGCACCACCGGCCGGGATCGGCACAGCGGAGAAGGTGTTACCCGAAGCGTTCTGCACCGTGGCCGTGTTGATCACGGTGGCTTCGAGGGCATAAAGACGGAAGAACCGTCCGGTGTGAGCACTGGTGTCAGTGATCAGCTCAAAGCCAACCTGACCAGCACCACCCACCTGTTCAGTGGAAGGAAAGACGGCCATCAGGATTCCTCCTCAGCCTTCTTACGACCACGCTTAGGTGTTTCCGCTTGAGGCAAAGGTGCCTCGCAAACTGCTGGCTCGGAAGGAATAGAGGCTGCCGAAGCAGCCTCCTCTTCTTCACGACGGGCCAGGTTGAAACCTGTTAATCCCATCGTTCAACCTCAATCAAAGTTGCTAGTTACAGTTCCACGAACCACTCCGATGTTTTTCGTGGAATAAACCTTGGTCCAGTTAGTAATGGTGGCCAAGGTTGCCTGACTGGGGTTAGCACCGCCGGCAGTTTGATACTGCGCACCAATGGGGTGGTAGCAGTTGTGCCAAGACACAGCCATGTAGTCAGCCAGCGCGAGGATGTCGCGGTCAACCTCAGTCTTCAGACCTTGCTGTTCGCCAGAGGCCACAGCGCCAGGGGTGAAGAAATAAGTGGCGTACTTCTTGCTGGAGCCAGAACCAGAGGTCTGCACATCGTCGGAGACGATCACGCGCATGCCCATGAAGAAGGGCACGCTGTCATCCGCAGTGAAAGCACCAGCCACAGAGCCAGCGAACACATCGGGGGTGGCAGCGTTAGAAGCAGCAGCGGTAGCGCGAGCTTCAGCAGCGGTCACGTAATCAATGGCGCGACGCTCCACCAAGTCGTAGTAGACGGCGGAGTGCATGCAGATGGCGGAGAGCTTGTCGCCCTGATCACCCAGCAATGCACGAGCCTTGGCCACGTGGCGTGGGGTTAGGGGAGTTTCACCCGAACCACCGGCATCAAAGGTCAGGTCGATGAAGGCAGCACCGGTGTTAGAGGAACCGACAGCGCCGAACACACCAGCGAGGGTGGCCAGCAGGTCTTTCTGCTGCTGGAAGGCGATGTAGGAAGCCACCTTGTTGCCAATGGCGGCCATCGGATCAGCGCCAGCAGCCAGCTTGGCCAGCTCACGCACACCCCAAGCACGACCACGGTGCAGGATTACGCCGCGCTGCTTATCGGCAGTGATGTTGCCGGGGGTGAGCGAACCGGAGTCGCTCAGCACCTCAGCATCACCGCTCAGGTTGGCAGCGAAATGGGGGACGTTCACGTAGTCACCACCATCAACGGCATTGAGAGCCTCAAGGGGCTGCACAACGCCAGAAGCGATGAAGGCGTTCTTGAGGGTGGTGGCCTCCTCAAGATAGGGGGTGAAGATTTCGGGAATTACAATGTCCGACCGCACAGTGGCAGCCATGGTGTTCTCCAGGTTAGGGGTTTACAAAGGCGGCCAACAGCCATTCAGGGTGCCAACAGCTACCCATTACCTCTAAGTATTCCGCTGCGTATTACTTAGTCGCAGCGGATTTCAATCGTGCGTAAAGCTCAGGATCAGTCTTGTAGATACGAGCCTGTTCAGTGAGGTTGTAGTGCTCCCGACTAAAGGGGTTCTTGCTGCCAGCCGGTAGCTCACCACCGCCAGTACTGCGGCCAACAGGTGCGCCGGTGCCTTGGGGCTTGGGTGCCTTCAGGCGGTATTGCGGCAGGCTGGAACGTGCCCAATCACCGATGGGCGTGCGTTGATAGCCGTCAACAACAACCACAGTGCCGTCAGCTTCTCGCTCAATTTGATCAGGCTTCAGCTTCAGGCGTATGACTTCATCAGGATCATGGACAGTGTCAGCCAGTGCAGCAACCGCTGGTGCAATCAGCTTAAGCTCACGGTTTTCTGCTTCAAGGGTCTCTAAGCGCTGTTGAAGCTGCGATTCACGCTCTCGGAACTGGGCTTCTAACGCCTGGCGGGCTTCGGCGTATTTGCCTTGTTGCTCCAGTTGAGCCTGCTCGTGTTCCTGCTTGAACTTGATCAGGCCATCAATATCAATGCCGTCAGGCAAAGCACGAATCTTGTCTTTGGCTTGACCCAGTTGACGCTCAAGCTTTTGGTTGTGCTGGATCAGGGATTCAATCTTTGACTGCAGGGCAGCAGCATCGACAGAAGACTGACCCAGTGACTCTTGCTGATCAAGATCGTCTGACAAAGCAGCAACACAAATGGCACATCGTCAAAAGTATAACTAGCCCGCGCTAGCCACACTATTCAGCTCTTGCAGGTTGGCGTCAAGCTGAGCAGCTTGAGCGTCCATGCGTTGCGCTTGCTGGGCTGCAGTGGCTTCAATTTCAGCATCAACATTGAAGTCGTCGTAAAGCCACTCGCCATCAGCCAGCTGGATCAGCAGTGTCTCTTGAGTGATGTCGCCGTTCATGCGTAGCTTGATCAGCTCCGCGACGTGTGCTGGCTCTAGGGTGCGGGCCACGAAGTCGTTGTTCACCATGCTGCTGCCGGAGGTGGGCAGGTTCAGGTAGGCGGCGTGGAACTGCAGGCAGCTGTCGATCAGGTTCTGCAGGCCGATGGCCACGGCTTGCAGGGCGGCATCACCTTGGCTGCGCTCAATGGCCTTGGATTCGGCGGCCTGATTGGTCATGTTCTGACCAAGCACTGCGGCTAAACCAAGCTCTGCGATCTGCTTTTCGATGCGATCCAGCTCGGTGAAGCGGGCTTGGTAGCTGGTGCCGGTGGGTTCGGTGAACTCAGCGCGGGCATCCACCGGAAAGGCCATTGCTGAGTTGGGGCCAGCCTCTAACTCGTCGACTTCGGCCGGTACACCGAAGAGGTTGTAACGGGGAACCGCAGCGACGTGGAGGATGTTGGCCTGATCGGATTCGCAGCGGTAGGCCTTGAGGTTCAGCCAGGCGACTTCCTCTAGCGGCGGGGTGGATTCGAGGATGCCGGTGCGGTTGGCATAGGCAACAGCGAAGGGGATTTGATCGAGTGTGGTGGTGCCTTCGGAGATGAGTTCCCAGTCGCGGTTCTTGGAGGCCTGCTTGCGGTAGAGACGGAAGCGGCCGATCTCCAGCACGCGCACCTGCTCCACCAGTTCCTCGCCGAACTCGCCGTAAGGCACGACGACTTGCTCGCGGAGGCGCAGTTGCGTGAGCTGCTGAGAGCCGTTCACCACATCGGTGCGCCAGCCAAGGATGTCGCGTGGTGTGTAGCTCACCCAGTACGGGCGGCTGAAGTCGGTGACGGGCGACTCATCGCCTTCATCACCGCGAGGGAAATCCACCAGCACACCAACGTGGCCGTAGCGGATGGCTTTCCGCGCCAGATCCTGCAGGTAGACGTTCAGATCAGCACCGCTGAGATCCACGTCGTAGAGGTGCTGCTGGATCACGTCGGGCACGTTGTCCAGACGCACCGGCTTGCGGGTGAGCATGCCGGCCAGCATCTGCTCTAGCCGCAGCGTGTAAGGCGGGCAGACGGAGCGGGCTAAGCGTGCCTGATAGCTTTCGTCGTCTTCCTTGGGTTCTTGCGGGAGGTAGCGGCGGCCTGCAGCTTGCATGCCGAGGGTGCCAAGAGCCAGCTGTTCGATGAGGCGCCAGCGCGGTTCCATGCGCTGCCACGGGATACCAGGATCGTGAACCTGAAGGTCCTTGATGGTGGTCAAGGCGAGGTTCAGATTGGTGGTGGTCGCGAGGGTATGCACCGGTTCTTTATGTCTAGTTTTCCGGCGCTATGTGGTGATCAGCGCTTTGCGAACGGCATAACGGGAGATATTGAGGTGGGTGGCGATCATGTTCTGACTCATGCCTGAAGCGCGAAGGCGATGGATGCGCTGCTGCTGGGACTCGGTAGCCCAGAGGATGAGGATGAGTGGGAAGAGCAGGATCACGGCCACCCACGCGATGGTGGTTGACATGGCAGTGATGAAATGGGGTGGTTAGAAGCCGCCGGGGAGTCCGAAGAGGCCGCCGGGTTCAACTAACCGAACGAAGCCTAGCCCATCGACGCGACTAGCGCAAGTCAATACAGCCGCAACCCGCGCACCGCCTTGCCGCTGGTGGCACGGCCCACCTCAAAGCAGCGGTGGACGATGTACCCCAGCGCGTCGTTCATGTGGTCAAAACCCGCTTCCTTGTCGGGATCACCTTTGTCGTTGTAGCTCTGCAGCTCTAGGCACTCGATGGTGCGCTTGCAACGCGAATCGACGAACAGGCGCACATCGCCGTTGCCGTTCTCCAGCAGGGCTTGAACCGCTGCGATGCGATCACGCACCGGCGGGTTGGCCTTGGGCGCCATGTTGTGAATGTCGTAGGCCTCAAGGATCGCTACATCAGAGCGGGAGCTATTGGTGCTGCGGGCAGCGCCGGAGGCGTCTGGATAGCCAAGGATGCGTGCTTTGCCGTAACGGCGGCGCACCTCTTGGCCTAGGGCATCGGTGTCATGGGCACCGCTGATCTCGTCAAAGATGTGCAGCGTGTTGCCACGGCGTACGGCGAGGATGCCGGACATGTTGCCGACGTTGAAGTCGATGCCAAGCAGGATCGGCTCGTCGATGTCCCACGTGACGGGTTGGACGTGTTTGTCGCGGCTGAAGCGGTCGTAGACCTGCCCGGTGGTCAGGTTGACCCATTGGCCTTCCAAGTAGGCCAGCAGCAAGCTGGGGTCGTAGTTGGCCTTGAGGGTTTCGATGAAGTCCGGCGGCAGGTGCGGGTTGTCGTAGGTGCGCATCCTGATCAGGTGCCGATCTTCACGAGCCAGGGCTTCTTCAGTGCCGAAGTTCTGGTAGAGCCAGCTGTAGCCCTCGGGTGTAGAGGCGGCAGCGAACTGACGGGTGTTACCGGAGCGCAGGCGGCCAAGGATCTTGGTGAAAGCCTTTTGCGCCAGCGTCTTGTTCACGGTGTCCACCTCGTCTGCGAGACACCAGGCAAGGTTGAGACCGATGAGGCGTGTCCAGTTCTCGAAGGAACGGCACAGGATCTTGGTGTCACCGCCTGGCAGGTGGAGGATGTATTCCGGGAGCGGTGAAGCCCGGAAGGTGTAGGGGATGTCGTAGGCCTCTAGGAAGTCGTCAAAGTCGTTTTGCCAGATGTCGCGGATGAGGGGACCGGTTGGTTCCATGACGCAACCGATGAAGCCCTGATTGGCGATGGCGAGGTTGACGGCTTTAGCGGCTAGGGCACGGGTTTTACCTGAGCCGTAGCCAGCGCAAAGGGCAACGATCTTGTGATCGGTATCGTCGATGAAGGCTTGCTGCTTGGGGTGCAGGTCGCTGTAGATGCGAGCGAGCAGCGTGGCGTTGTCTTGCTCGGTGGCTTGCGCCATGAAGCTGAGCAGAGGCTGAGGTTCACAGATGCCGGTGAGCAAACTCACGCCGGGCGGTTGATGATGGTGCGCACGGTGCCATCAGGCTTGACGGCAATGACCTTGTGCAGCTGGTGCTGACCGGGCTTGGCCTTGAGCAGGCGGCCCACAGCGGTGACTTCAGGCTTGGTCATTCACCTGCCTCTTCGTCAGCGTCTTGATCAGTCAAAAGCCGCAAGGCAATGCGCTGTTGCGTCAACTGCAAAGCACCGATCAGCTCAATAACACTGATTTCACTAACCTCAATCAGCTCATCCAACCCATCAAGAAAAGAGTCCATAAAGGATCAGTCGTTGATGAGAGTTTAGCTGGCAGATCAGCGCGATCCATAACGTCGCTTGCCGCTTGCACGTTGAACAGCAACACGCTTGGTGCTATACAGCTTTTTCGATGCACCACCAAGCAATGAGAGTTGACGGTTTCCTGTGTCAGAGCGACGAATACCAGATCTGCCACCACCACCGGTAGCACTAAAAGCACCGGGACGTGCATTTTGTAGGTCGTAACGCACCCGACGTGTCAGATCGTTAGCGCGGATGTTCTGACGGTTTGCGGCCTTGTTCTTGCCACGGAATACGACCTTGCTGCCGGTGCCGGCAGGGCGTGCAGCAAGTGCCTGAGCCCTTGCGCTTACGGCCTTCTGGTAGTTAAGGCTATCGGTTTCTTGCTGGAAGTATTTGACGCGGCGGTTTGCCGTTTGAAGACGATTGTTGCGTGAGCGAGCCGTATCGGGAGCCTTTGGCCCCATGTCGCGGGTCTTCAGCGCTTTAGCCGTAGGCGCATTGGCAGCGGCAATGTTGGTGAGGCGTTGGGCTTTAGCGCGGATGTTGGTAGCGGTAGCCAGACCGCCTGCGTTGCGAGCCCTGCCCGAATTAGCTGATGAATTGCGCTCAATGTTGGCAGCAGCTTGGTTCTTTCGCCTGATGTTGCCCTGACCTAGTTGGTTATATGCGCCAGGCTTGTTGCGATTCGGCTTTTGAGTGCTGTAACGGGTTGGGTTCTTCAAGCCAGCTGCAACGGCAGCCTGTTGTTGGGCATAGGTCTTGCCGACCATGCCGCTCATTCCACCGGCTTTACGGGTGAGGAAGGCCTTGGCGCGGACGCCGACTTCTGTGGCGTTGAGGCGCTTGATGCCTTGCTTGGAGGAAGCGTTGGCGGTGACGGCATTGACGCGGCCGGTGACACGAGAGACCTTGTCAGGGGTGATGCGTCCACTGGCTTTATTTGCTGCAGGCTTAGCGCGCAGCTCAGAGGCTCTGGATTGCGCTGCTGATGGCTTTACCTTTCCGGTAATTGCTCCAGGCTTCAAACCCTTGGGCTTTCCAACGGTGCCACCGGCACGGCCACTAGCAATCTTGGCGGTCTGCGTGGCCCTCTTGTTGCCCTTGGCAGTTGCAAGCCGCCCACCACGAGCTGTTGCACCTGACCCACCGACGCCAGTGATCTTGCCGCTGTTGTCTCGCGTGAGGCGGTTGGTGCCGCGACTAATCCCACGAGCAGCAGGCTTACCACCACCACCGCCACCACCACCGGCAAAGCGACCGTTTTTATCGCGTTTGTAGGTGCGAGCCATGACCAAGGCCTTTTGCCTAGGTTTCCGGCTCAGCTCATCTCGAAGCGGAGCAACTTGGCTTGGTCTTCGAGGGCCTTGAGGGCAATGGAGATCTGGTTTTTGTCTGAGGCGCGGCGTTCGTATTCCTGAAGGCGAGCGATTGCGGCTGCCAGCCACTGCGGGCGCTCTAGTTCGGCGTCAAGTTGCATGAGCTGCCGAGCGCGGGCCATGTAGTTTTCGGCCTGACGATCACCGACGCCCCAAGTATCCGAACAGAATCGAATGATTTGAGTACGACTGTATGCGCGTAGGAGCAAGTCGTAAATAGTATTTACGCGGTCGTCTATTTCGGTGTTGGTACTCTTTTTTGCCATGGCCGGAGTTTAACCGGGGGACGGCATGAAGAGGGTGCCGTCTGAGGCTAGGACGGTGAGGCGCAATTCAGCGTCTGCTAGGCCGTAAGCCCAGATGGTGCCCATGCGCGGGAGTGTTTCGGGTGAGACGGTGAAGGTGAAGACGTAGTTACCTTCGGGGTTGTCTTGGGAGGCAGTGGGGAGGTAGAGGCCGGTGAGGCGGAAGGTAGCGAGGAGCTGGCGGGCGATGTATTCAGCTTCGGCCATGGTGGAATCGTCATTGAAGACGAGACCGAAGGGTTCACCGGTGTAGGGGTATTCAGCTACGACGGACCACGGGTCATACATGGTGCCAGGGCTGGCTGGTTTAAGTTGCCGCAAGGGGGATGATGGTGATGAGAGCACCGGGGCGTTCATCTGGGGTGGTGTAGCGCTTGTGAGCGGATAGTTGAACCACCTGAGAATCGTCGTGAAGAAGCGTGCCAGTGAGGGCATCAAGGACGGCACGGGAGAGTTTGTCGATGTCGCCTTTGTGTTTAGAGGTTAGGTGGGTTGGCGCTTTGGGGGATAGGCCGGACTTGTTGAAGTGGGTTTTAGGGCGAAGGAATCGGAAGGTGATGGAGATAGAGACTGGTGCTGTTGTGAGGGGGTAGTTAGTTGATAGTGCGGCGTCAGTGATGTAAGAGCGCCAAGGGCGTAGGCGTTGATTGGTTTCAAGCATGATGCCGTTTGGCATGGCACGTTTAGAGCCTTGCGTGGCGGCTTCCATGCCGATGACATCGAAGGTGATGGCATCAGGCTGCGGCAACGGTGGTGATGACTGCGGCAACGACGGCTTCGAGTTGACAGCGTGGGATGCCGGAAACGGTGCGAGCAGCGTTGTCGATGGCGCGTTGGTAGGTGTTGAGGTCAACTGGTGGTGAAGCGACGGTGCCGACTGCACGTTCACGGATTAGTTGGCCGCGAGTGATTTTAAGAGAGGCCGCTTGACGGTCTAGGGCGTGGCGTTCAGCATCGGAGAGATAAATTTCAACGCCTTTTCGACGTTCCATGAGTGTGAGTGAGAGCTCTGATGATCAGTGTGGCAAGTGGGATGCGTGATTGCTGTTGCTGAAGGAACCAGCGTTCAGCAATGAGGGCATCAGAAGGGTTGTCGGAGAAGGTGCCGTATGGTGTGAGGTAGGTGCCAGTGATGGAGATAAGCCAACAGGGCTGGTGATCGTGTGGTGTCATGGTCATGCACCAGAGACAACCCAGTAATGCTTTGCGGTTAGCGTGGCCTCGCCCAAGGCGACCGATAGTCGTTCGGAAGCTTTGAGCTGTTCGCGTTGTTCGAGGATGTGTTGTGGGTAGGTGTAGGAGTTACGAGAACGGCGAGTGATTTTGCAGTCGTTCCACGTGAGGTGATCGTCTGCTTCACCTGCTTCCACCAGTTGATCCAGTGTGTCAAGGAGCTCTTGGCGTCGTGCTTGGAGTGCTTTCTCACTAGCAGCTATGGAGGTGAGTTCTTCTAGGAGGGCATCAAGAGAAGGCGGTGTAGACGAGGGCTGCGATGAGAGCACAGGTCCAGAGGAAAGTGATGAGATCGCCATGACGCTCAAGGAAGGATTGTTGTTTGGAGGGCTTGCGGTGCGGACGTGAGGGCACTGTTTGGAGAGGTGTGGTGCGTGAGTAGCTGGGGCGTGTGGCGCGTGTGATGAATGGAGGAAGGGATGGTGAAGTCATTGGGGTCTCCAGCCGTTGCGGTAGGCGAGAGTGATGAGTGTTTGACGGTTGTGGGTGAAGAAGGGGATGCCGTGGTCTTCGAGGAACTCGGAGGCGTCTTCTTCGTGGATGTCGTTGGTGATGGCCTGTTCAAGGAGGAAAGCAAGCTGAGGCTCGTTAGCGCTAGCCATCAGAGGAAAGAGAAGGAGTTGCGGGACTCGATGGAGCGGGGTTCGTCGTACCAGTCGCTGTCATCAGCGCGGACAGCAGGTGGGACGTATTGAACGGTGTAGGGGATACCTGCGGCTAGGAAAGTGGCGTGCAGGTCATCGAGGTCGTGCTCGTGACACCACTCAGAGAGGATGGCGCTGTTGAAGAGATAGCGCTCAGCCCAGCCGAAGGGAGCAGCGTCAGGGAGAACCGTACAGAGCGGGTTCATGGTCGAAGGATGCGGTGGGGTCGCCCCCGTGAACAGAACAATAGGCTAGCCAACGCTAGGTGTCAAGGGTGGCTAGGGAAGAGGGTGCCGGGATTCCGATGGTGCCGCATGCACCTGCCCTGATTTCCCTTGCGGGTGTTGTATTCGGGCCATCCCGGCAGGGTAAGAGTGCCACGGGATGGGGCGATGGTGGACTAGCGGGCGCTGATTAGCGGCTTAGAAGGGGCGGAAGCGAGTGGCGTATTCCTCGCAGACATCAAGCCAGGCTTGAAGGCACTCGTCAGCGGTGTGGGTTTGGATGACGAGGCTGCCGGGGCGTGACCAAAGCGTGAGGCAGCGGGAGATGAGGAGCTTGTAGTTGTCGACGATCATTTCCACACCAGCACCGAGTTGCGGGCGGGTGTCGTAGGGGGTGGAGCGCTCGGAGCTTTGGGTTTTGAGATCGGCGATGCCGTAGGTGCCATCAGGGAAGCGGATTACGAGGTCAGCAGTACCAGCGACGTTGCGTCGCAGGCTGTAGGCCATCACCTCTGCGCCGATCACGCTGATGGAGTCCCACAGCTCGTCGGACAGCAAGGGTTCGATCCAAGCGCCGTAGTCACCATGGGGCGGTGGAGACAGGTTCGGCGGTGGGTTGGGGTTGAAGCGTTGGTGCGCCATCACCTCTAGGGCTTGGTGAATGGTGTTGCCCCGTGGTTCCCAGATGTGACGGCTGGCCATGATCGCTGCCATCTGGGCCTCCGTCTTGGTGACGGCTGAGATCAGGCTGGTGACGCTCACCGGGAACTGGTGGCCATTGGTAAGGCAGTAGGTCCACGTTTTTTGGTCCCTCGTTAGGCCTAGTGGCTGCAGCCACGTCGAAGTCGCGTGGGCTGATGGGTTGGACGGCTTCGCCGGTGTTGGGGGATCGGAGCGGGTTGGCATAGGGCGTGGGTGGTTCGTAGGTGTCGGAGAAGTATTTGGAACGGCGGGCATCTAGGAGCTGCCGTTCGTAGTCAGGTGAGGGGAAGTCGAGGTGTTCAAGCGTCCAATGGCCGGCATTGATGCCGCGCTGCAGCAGTGCCTGCACGCTGCTGAGATCAAAGGCTGGTTTCATACAAGAAAGGGGCCGAAGCCCCTGTGATCAAACTTGAACGGTGGTCATGTCGATGCCAGTTGGTGGATTGCAGGACTGAGCCAACTGAGCTGATTCCTTTAGGTCTTTGCCCATCTCAAGGATGCGCTGCAGGTCGTCGGCAACCGTGATGAAGCCACGGTAGTCAGTGCCACGCAGCTCTTCGAGGAGTTGTGTGCCATAGAGGTTGCTGACACGGCGGAGGTATCCAGCTAACTGATGAACGGCAGAGCAAGCAGCCAGTAAGACCTTGTTGTAAGCCTGGATCTCGGCATCAAGCAGCTCACGATGCTCGCGGTCTGCCTTTGAGAGTTCGTCTTTGACTTGCTGAACACGCTGCTGCTGCTCGCGCTCTGGTGCTTCGGCGCGAATGCTGCCAAGCACATCAGCCAAATCAGGTGCTGGACCGACGTTGACTGTGCGAGTGCTGGCAGGGCGGTTTTCATCATCGACTGATGCTCTTAATTCTCGGATGACCTTTGGAGTGATTGCAGCACCCTTGTTGGAGTCCACCCACTCAAACATCTTGGAAAGCACTTCGGCATTAGCTTCAGCGGCAATCAACCGAACAGCAGCGATGCCAATGAAGTCGGTATGAGCAAGCTGCTTTTCAACAATCCTTAAGGCATCACCAGAAAGGTTCTGAATCAAGCAGATGGTTGAAGGGCCCAGGTTCTGCAGACCATTACCTAACGTGTCAGAGAATGGTTTTGACGCAAGGAAAGCAGCTGCCTTCAAATATGTATCAACTGTTTGCCTTGACTTGTCCCCTTGCAAAGGCAGCTTGCCTTGTTCAAAGGCAGACCAAAATCGAGATTTCTTAGTGCCGTGATAGCCGACTTCTCCACCACGGCCAGCAGATGGATCATTGGCATCCATCTCCTTCTTTAGCTCATAGAGCTTGATCGCAAGCTGGGTTCGAGCCGCGCTAGCATGAGAAGCGGACTGCCAACACTGGCCAATTAGATTGATCTCAGTGTCTGAAAAGCCTTCTGCCTTTAGATCAGCAAAGAAGGACTGATAGCCGGCCATCAAGTCCGGCCTTACGGCTGTTGCGAGTTGTGTCATGGCGAAAGGGGGCCAAAGCCCCCCGGTAGATGGTTCAAGAAAAAACTCAGTTGCTGCTGCTCAACTGCTTTGCTTCCTCGTGTGCCTTAAGGAAGATCTGCGCAGTTGCCGGTAGAACCACAGCCTGACCGGATTGCTGCAGGCTTGCGGCACAGCTCTTGACGGTCTCAAACTGACGATCCAGCAGCTCCAAGTTGGCGATCAGCTTCTCGGTGCGCTCACGCAGCGTGTCTTGGTTGACGATGAAGACGCGCTCACCGCTGCGGTCCACCTTCAACCTGAAGGCATCCTCTAGCCACTGACGCACAACCAGCATGTGCTGATAGGCGCTGTCTTGGCTGATGCCACAGGCTGTAGCGATTTCAGCAAATGTGGTGTCGCAGCCGTAGAACTGAAAAGCGATGAGGCACTTGGCCTTGCTGTTGGGGCCGCCAGCACGGGTGACCAGATCCGGGTTGGCTTCTGCCAAAGCTAAGTAGAGGCCAGCATCCGCACGGAGCAGGGTCTCGGTCTCTTGGATGGATTTCCCGAGGAATGCAAAACGAGGCTTGACGCGCTGAGTTGTCTCGTTGAAGAAGCGCGAAAAGTCGAGAGGGGTCATGGAGAATGTGCCCAACCCTTGGCCGGGCATGAAAGGTGGACTGGCCATGGGCCAGGAGCGGGGCGGGGGCCGAATCCCGCCTTGTTCCGCGTTTGCAGAGATTAGCGCTACCTAGCCGTAGTTTGTCAAACGGTTTTATGTAGCCGATGCGACGCGAATCAGCGAACGCCATACGGCAACAGGTCGGCGATTGGCAGATGGGCGTGTGGTGGGCACCACGCGGTCGGTCTTGAGGATCAAGTTGTCCATGGCCGCTGCCCGCATCACGGCACCCATGGCGCGGTGCTCACGGGTGGTGAAGCCAAGCGCTTCAAGCTCAGCCCAAACGGAATCAGCCGTGAACTCGCGCTTGGTTTCAGCCAAGTGCCGAACGATGGCAGTAGCAGCTGCCTTCCAGCTGGTGTTGGCGTTGTCCCAAGCGCGGGCCATACCGTCCGCTTTTCCTGCTTCGCCTTGAAGCACAAGTGCGAGTTGGGTCACCATGCGACCCCCTGCATCAATGGGTTGGTGACAGGTGGCTCAGAAGGCAACACGACTTGCCCTGGCACCGGCTGTGGGTTGAACACGTGTGGCCGGCTCATCCGATCAGGCAAATCAAGCTTCAAACCCCATTCGACGTTGGCGCGGCCGTTCTCGTTGCGGAACACGTAGGTCAGCAGCTGCAGGTCCAAGGGCACGTCATCGGCTGGTGCAGGGTCAAGGCGTCGTTGGCCGGCGGCATACAGCCAGATCTCACGAGTCAACTCATGCTTGGCCTTTTCAGGAAATGTCATCCATGCCAAAGCCATGGCGGTCTCATCCCAAGGCTTGAAGCGCGGCAGCGTGCGGCTTAGGGCCTGCAACACCTTTGCGAAGTCTTCCTGCGTGATCATGCGGCCTCCTGCTCGGTTGGGAACATGGCCAAGAAGGAATCCATCACCTGACGGTCGCGGGTGATCGAATCGACGTAGCCGGTGTTGGAGGCCTTCGCGCTGGGCTTGGTGAAGCGCTCCAAGTTCGCCAGCGTGATGCCTTTCCACTTGCCGTTAATGGCCAGCTCGATCTGCTGACGCAATACAGCATCACCATGGAGGTCTTGGATCTTGGTCAGCTCAGTGAGCAGTAACGACCAAGCGCGGTCGCCTTTGCTGCCGCCTTTGATCCGCCAGAAATCACGGATCAGATCCTCGTGCGCCAGCAGGTTGCCCGGAATCTGCTTTGGGTACTTCCTAGGGGTTCCCTCAGACTCCCTCCCGACACCATCCCCCATACCAATGGGGGGAAGGTCAGAAGAGAAAACGTTCTCAGGAGGAGAGAGGTGATCCTCTGCCGAGCCTTGCTCCGGCTGAGTTTGAGAACCTGTCTCCGTTGTCCGGTGACCTGTGTTTCCCGCACCGACACGGTACGCGGGTAGCTTAGGGCTGGTGTCAATAGCGCTAGTTAGCAAAAGGCAGATAAAGCCCTTCCTGTCTAGGAAGTCAGGCTTTGCGGCATCAATCCTGTCAAGCAGGTCCGCCGGAATCGTGAAATTAAGCTGTGGCACAGGCGGTAGTGCTGCGGTAGTGCTGAACCCCACCAGCGGTAGTGCTGCGGTAGCGCTCAGGTAGTCGAGAGATTAGCCAGCGCTAGCCGAGGTGGCAATGCGCATTTGCGCTAGTGCGTTAGTCCCTTGCGACACGCTGCAGGACTGCTGCATCTGCGCATGAAAAAGGCCCCTCGCGGGGCCGTGTGGTCAGCCTTGGCTGGGCCATCGTTTCTTGATCGGTGGACCGCTATCAGGTTCTGTCAGCGCTCGCTCCAGCAAGTAGGCCGCAAGGTTGCTGATAGATCGCCCTTGGTCGGTGCTCTGCTGAATCAGGTTTTCAGCCACGTAATGCGAGACCGTGATGGTCAAACGCTGAGGGCGGCGAGAGAGATAAGAGGGATTTGCGGTCATGATCGGAATTGGATCACCAGCCAGAGAAGGGGCTGGTGAGATCAAAAGACTAGGCTTCGCTAGCGGGAATTAGTTGATGTGCTGCAGATGCGCATCTCAGCCAACCAAGTCCTGCGCGTCCTCTAAAGCGGCAAACGCCTGATCCAGATGCCAGCGGAAGCGGCTCAAAGGACCATCAAGCACCGCAGGTAGGTCATAGAAGCTCTTGGCGTCTTGCAGGCACATGCAGGACTCCTTGATGCCGGCTCCGAGGTTTTCATGGGCTTGGCCGTCGCTGCCGAGCAGCTGCAGCAGAGTGCTGCGCGTGATCGGCTGAGCGGTCAGGTCTGAGATCGCAGTGGTCATGCTGCTTTTTGGCTGTGGTTTCAGGCCAAGCAGCTCTGGCGCTGCTAAGTCTGTAACCACAGACTAGCCTGGAGCGAATTAAATCATGACGACGGCGATCTACGCCCGCGTCAGCACCGAAAGCGAGGATCAGGCCCATGCCCTAGAGCAGCAGCTCAGCCGTCTGCGCGAGCACGCTGCTCAGCTCGGCGAGCCGGTGGTTGAGTTTGTGGACGTGGCTTCTGGCACCCGCGACGACCGACCGGAGCTAAAGCGCTTGCTGGAGTGTTGCGGCCAAGGGCTGCTCAACACGGTGCTCTGCACCCGCATGGATCGCATGAGCCGTTCCACGGTGCATGGCGGGAAGCTGCTGCGTCTGTTCAACCAAGACAGCTGGCCAAACCTGATCTGCCTCGATCAGTCGATTGATCTATCCACAGCGATGGGGCGCTTCTACGCCAACTTGCTGATGGGCATGGCGCAGATGGAATCGGAGCTGATCGGTGAGCGGGTGCATCACGGGCAGGTTTATGCCCGCAAGCAGCTGAAGCCTCAAGCGGGCAAACCACCATTTGGCTACCGCTACACCGAGGGCAAGCTCAACTACGAACTGGACCCCGAGACGGCGCCGTTGGCGCGGCAGATCGTGGAGCACTTCTTGGCCAGCGGCAGCCTGCGCGATACCTTCGACTATCAGTACAAGGAATGCGGGCAGGCATTTCGCAGCTTGGAGGGCCTGCGGCGTTGGCTACTGAATCCAGCGATTGCCGGCAGCCGCGTGTATGGCACCTTTCGCTGGAAGCTAGATGCCGATGGCAACAAAAGCCGGCTGCTGAACAAACCAGGCGAGGTGGAGGAGATTCACCCGCACGCCCATGAAGAGCTGGTGAGCCACGAAGAGCAGGTGGAGATCCAGCAGGTGATGCAGTCCCTGCGGGTCCGCTCCACAACACCGATTCGCAAGCGTCGCAGCCGAGTGCTGACCGGATTGGTGTTTTGCGGCCATTGCGGCGGGTTGATGCATTACCACCAACCGCGCCAGCTAGGGCCGATCTATTTGCGCTGCACCCATGAGGTGTGCCCAGTGCGTCCGCACAAAGGGATCAAGGAAGAGACCGTGCTGGAGGCAGTGCTGCAGCGGTTGTGGGAGAAGCGGGAACTGCTGGCTTACGGCAGCGTGGTGGATGAACTGCGGCTCAAGCAGCGGCTCAGCCCGGAAATCAAACAGCTGCAGGGTCAGATCAGTGATCTGCGGTTACTGGAGGATGCGGATCTTGCGGAAGTGATTGAGCGCAAGGAGCAGCGCTTGAGCACGCTGCTGCAGGACTGCGTGAGTGATGGCGGCAGCCGCTTCACGCTGAGCGATGCCTTGGAGGCACTGGATCAACCGCAGGTGTGGGCGGAGATGACCAAGACACCGGAGCAGACGCGGCGGCTGCTGTCGCAGTGGGTGGATCGGGTCGTCGTGAGTGATGGAGCAGTGCAGGATGTGCGGCTAAGGGCCGGCGAGGCGGCTGCTCATCCCTAGGGTTAGGCTAGCCCCTAGCGAAGGGCTGCTCTTGGATCACGACCGCTACAACCACCCGCCACTAGCGGCTCGTCAACGCTTTGGTCGCACCCTCACGGCTTGGTGCAATCGCAATGGTTGGATTCACAGCACTTTTCATGAGTGGGGTGAACAGGCTGGTTTTCCTGCGGTGAGGGATTCCAGCTTCAACAAACTGCAAAACGCCAAGACCGAGCAGCCGCAGCCGCTCACCTTTATTCAGCTGGCACTGGCCAATGCACGGGTGGCGGACGGCGACTACAGCGGTGTCAGCGACCGGCGCCTGAAGGATCGGCTCAAGGACTCGCAGCCAATCACCGATGCCAAGGGCACGCCGTGGCGAGCGACGGAGTTCTTCTCGCACTTCATTGGCGAGCTTGAAGCACCGGACTGGCTGCAGCAACCTGAACCGTTATCGGAGGAGGCGGCGAAGGCGCTGAGCGCTGAACACCAAGCGCGGTTCCAAGCGATTGCCAAGGCCAAAGCGCTGACGCCAGCGGTGGCATGGAAGCAGCTGGAGCAGCACTGCCAGAGCTTGAGCAACGCCCAGCGCGACCTGCTGCGCAATGTCTTGAGCGGTTGGCATCAATGGACGCCGAGCGAGTGGGAGGCGATCACGAGCAACGGCTCGGATCCAATAGGCGATGCACTAGCGAAGATGGGACAGGCCCTTGACCACTAGGGTTGGCTAGCCTAGTGTGGAGGAGTGCTGCAGCGACGCGGCACCCGATACCCCCGCATCCATGACCGACTTCCCGCAACTTGGTGGGGTCATCTCTCCTGATGACATCTCCACCAAGGGCAGCGGCTCCTATGCCGCTGACTATGTGAATTGGGCGAAGATCGCCCACCTGCTCCATGTTCATGCCCCTGGCTGGCAGTTCACGCTGAGCGCTGCTCCTGATGGTGGCCATGTGTGGAAGGCGCCCGATGGCTCCGGCTATGTCGTTGGCTATTTCGCCAATGGCGAGCAGGTGACGCCTGACTTCCCGCAGGCCTGCATGGACAACCGCAACAACCCGATCCCCTTCGAGCGGATCACGGCGCGGACCCTGACCGACACGCACCGCCGCTGCCTTTGCACGGCCGCAGCCTTTGCCTTTGGCCTTGGCTATGAGCTCTGGGCGCGGGTCGAGGTGGAGAACCCGATGCGCGAGGAAGCGGCATCGACTGCACCGGCAACGGCTAGCGCTAGCAAGCCACCGGCCAAGCGGGCCAGTTCTCCCAACCCAGAGAAGCTCAGCGCTGCTGAGGTGCAGGAGTTGGTGCAGGCCGTGCTCAAGGTGAGCGAGGAGCGCCGCGCTCAGATCGTGCTGGCGTTTCAAGAGCGTTTCAGCCTGCCACCTGACAAGAAGGCTGCCGACTACATCAAGACCGCTGCGCACCGCGACTTCCTGATGGAGCAACTTCATGCAGCAGTCGCCTGATGAGCACATCCGACTTGCTCACGCGCATGTATGCAATGCCATCCAAGGAGTTGAAGCGACAGCAGCAGATGCTTATGCAGAAGCTGCATACAACGCACGGATCACCAACTACGGAAGCCACTGCGCCAAGCGTGCATTGCTTCAACGGATCCGATCAGACCTACAACTCCTGCAGCGATCCGTATCTGCAGCGGGTGTTTTGGCTACTGAAGAACAGTAAAGGCTTTTACTTTGCTGAATTATGCGCAGGCCGCATGGTGTGGGTGGAATCTGCCAATGCGGTGCCGGAACGATTTCGTCTTATCACCTACAACCGTATGAAGACGATTTGGCTTCAACTTAGAGACTTGGCACTGGTGCAGGATGAATTGCTAACAATTTCACCTGTCACCTTTTACGCCCATTGCTCTACACCAACCACTTGGTGCGCCCTTGATGACTAGCGCTAGTGAACGCGAACAGGCGCCCCTTAGGCGGCGCTATGCACGTAGCACAAAAAGCGTGGCCGTCTGCGCCCACCTCTGGCCGGACGTGATGAAGCTGATCCGCAAGCACGCGGATGAGCATCAACTCACCCCCAGCGGTGCAGTGCATGACGCGCTGCGCCGTTACTTCAAACTTCCAACCATCAACTGATTCATGGCTGACTTTGCTCCTGATGCCTTCACTCTTTGGTTCAACTGCAACCAAGACAAAAAAACTGAAGGCGCTTACTGGGCATCCTCGGATGTACCGGTGCAAGAGATTGAGAAGCTCTATAACTGGGCACTGACTCAGAACCCAGTATCGAACGACAAAGGCGAGCCCTGCGTGCAGATCCGCGCCAACCTTCGCCCCAAGGTCAGCAAGGCCGGTAATGAGTATCTGCTGCTGGCCGTGAGCGATCAAAAGCCCAAAGCTGAGTCAATCAATTCGATGCCGTTCTGATGAACCCCGACTGCAACCCGATTGAGCAGCAGGCACGGCAAAACCGTCTCGAAGCTGCCTACGAAGCCAGCGGCCGTGCTGATCTTCCTGACGGCGATCCCCTTAAGTCCACCTACACAGGTCTCCTCACTCAAACCAATGACGACAACAGCACCAACGCTTGAAGACCTGCTGGCCGAGTGGTGGCGCGATAGCTACCCGCACGCCGCACCAATTAACAACCAAACCGCAAGCTTGATCGTGGCGTTTGCCGCTTGGGTTATGGCACGCAAAGCACGCGGAGAGGAACTGTGATCAAAGCAGACCACTGGATTCGTGTCCGCGCTCAGGCCGGCATGATCGAACCGTTTGAACCCAACTTGGTGCGCAAGCTCGGTACGAACAAAGTGCTGAGTTACGGCTGCAGCTCTTACGGCTACGACATTCGCTTAAGCCCTGCGGATTTCCGTGTGTTCCAGCATGTTCCTGGCACCATCATGGATCCAAAAGCGTTCAACCCAGACAACCTGCGAAATGTTGATCTGCATGGCGATGAACGCGGCCGCTACTTCGTTCTGCCAGCTCACAGCTATGGCCTTGGCGTAGCGTTGGAAAAGATCAGCGTCCCACCGAACGTCACGGTGATCTGTCTTGGCAAATCAACCTATGCCCGAATGGGTGTAATTGCCAACATGACACCCGCAGAAGCCGGTTGGCGCGGTCACCTCACTCTTGAGTTCAGCAACAGCTCCGGCGCAGACTGCAAGCTTTATGCCAATGAAGGCATCTGTCAGCTGCTGTTCTTTGAAGGTGACCCCTGCTCGGTAAGTTACGAAGACCGCTCTGGTAAGTACCAGGATCAAGACCATCAAGTAACACTTGCTACGGTCTAGCTCATAACGAGCACGTTCATCATCTACACCTAAGGCACTCTTCTCCCTGCCACTTTCATGGGCCTACAAGGCACGTCTGTCGATTGGATTATCAAGCAATCCCATCGCTATCCGCTTCTGACTCCTGATGAGGAAATCACGCTTGCACGTCATGTGCAGGCATGGATGGCACTCAAGGATGTCAAACGACCTGGCACTCGCCAAAAGGCAATCATCGCTAGAGGCATGCGTGCTAGGGAACGCTTCTTTTTGTCAAACATCCGTCTGGCCGTCAACATTGCTGGCAGATACCACAAGTTTGGCGGCACCTTGACCTTGGAAGACCTTATTCAAGAAGGTCTGATTGGCCTTGATTTTGCCATCAAAAAGTTTGATCCAGCATTGGGCTACAAGTTTTCAACTTACTGCTACTGGTGGATTAGGCAAGGCATCACTAGGTCAATCAACAAGTATAGCCGCATCATTCACTTACCGATGCAGGCAAATGACTCTATTCGCAAGGCAATGGATTACATGCAGGAGCATATGCGCAAAAACGGTAAACTTCCACCACTAGAGGAAGTGGCCAGTTATTGCAATATCGCTAAGCAGACCTTGATCAACTACCTCAACCACAATGCCAACATCACAAGCCTTGACCAGCGCATGAGCAGCAACGAAAACCACAACGAATTTATTGAGCTTGTTGCCGATCCTAATTCCACTAACGATCAGTCGGGGGACATCCATCAGTTCACTGGTGTATTACAGGAAGCCATCAACGAACTAAGCCCTACTTATCAAGCAATTATCAAGGAGCGGTATTTCACTGACCGTCCACAACCAAAAGCTTTTATTGAAATTGGGCGTGAACTCAAGGCCAGTCGTCAGGCGACGCAACAAATGCACGACAGGGCAATGAGATCATTACGACTCAGACTTGGTGGCCTGCAAGGGCAAGAATGCATTCAAGCTCTGCGATCCGTTGCGTAGCACCACGGATAATCAGATCTTGATGCAAACTAAGCTGACAGAGGCTAAACAGCATCTGTTTGGCTTGTTCTAGATCGTAGTTGTCAACAGCTCTGCGCTGCTGCTCCAGTGTCAAAAGGTGCTCAGGTCCAGGCTTGGGCACCATCCATTCTCCCCAAGCCATTACGGGAACCTAGGAGGTTGTGATAAGTATTCCAGTGAGTGAACCTGTGATCAATCAGGTCACCACTAAAGATGGCATCAAATGGCGGGTCTGCGGCCTTGGTTACTGCGTTGAGCATCGACAACGCTGGCAGGCTGAAGTGATGTTCGAGTGTATGATGGCAGCAAAAGGATTGCAGAATAAAAGGCAGGAAAACTAATAGGGAAGGTTCAAACGAGTCTCCTGTGAATGGCGGGGGACTTTTTTATGCCGCTTCAAGAGGCTCTGGATCATCAAGCTCACGGCTGAGCCAGAGGCGGGTTTGCTCCTCGTGATAGCTGAGGTAGGTGATGCCGTTGGCCATGGCCATCCACACCACCACGCCAGTGTCACGACGGTGGACCTTCCACAGCCCAGGTTGAATGCGCTGGCTGATGTTCACGTTCCTCATGGGTCAGTAGTCCCAGCGGCGGCGTTGACCATCGGCGCGGCGGCCAAGATGCACAAAACCCTTCGGAGCGCCGTAGCCCACCGAAAAGGGCCAATGCTTGTCGCAGTAGGCCTGCACCTGCAGGATCGGCACCCCTTCAACGTAGAAATCAACAGCGCCTTCGTTGGGACGGCTGTATAGGTGTTCAGAGCTCTTGGCACCACCGACTGCATCGTTGACAGATTTTGGGCGGTAGCCGCTGGTGATGATCAGCGGCAGGCCCTTGAACTCACGCCGCACTTTCTCCATGAAATTGGCAAGCGCAGTGGCCGTCTCAATCTGATGCTGTTGGGTGAAACGCCGCTCTGGCTTATCCAGCGCAAACTCGCCGAGGCGAATGTTGGGTGTGACCTTGACGCTGAACGACGATTGCGGCGTAAGGCGTGGGCTGCTTTGCTGAGCGGCTGGCTGAAGCCGCTGATCACCGCAGAAGAGAGCAACCTCCGCAGCACGCCGGCGTTCTAAACCAGCCAGCACAGCCTCACCTGCATGCACCCAGCGAGGCAGTTCTTCACGTACTACCTTGCAAGGTTCCTCGCCAGCAAGTAAACGCTTGCGCAGCGTTGACTCTTCTAAAGCGCCAAGACCGAGGTTGTAAGAAAAGCTGATAATGGCAGCAACCTGATTTGGTTCCCACTTTTTGGCTATTGGCAGCAAGTTGAGCACACCAGGGCCAAAAAAGTTCTCAACCTCATTTTGCAGAAGCTCATCTGCCAAGGCTTGGCTAATCTTGTCGCTCATCCGCACCGGTGCATCTATCAGACGCGTGGTGCCCCAGCCAATGGTTGGCACACCTGCAGGGCAGCGATACGCCTCTAGGTGACAGCCTTCAAACTCGCGGATGATCTTTAGTGCTGGTGTGAGCCAAGTTGGCGGCAGTGGCTGCTTAGCCAGCGGATCAGCGCGATACATCTCAGCAAATTGCTTGAGTGTTTCAGCTGTCAGATGCTCCTGCAGCCAGTCCCAAGCTGCAAGTTGATGAGGCAGGCTCTTGTGATGCTTAGCCGCATCGCGCAGATGGATTGTGCTCATGGACTATTTCAAGGTGGTGCTGACGTTGCGCAGCACGGCCTTTAGGGGGTCGTAGAGCTGAGCCACTTGCTCAATTTGACGAGCAGTGGCCGGGTTACCAGTAGCGCGGGCAATGGTCGCTCCGATCTCGGCTGCCATCGTTTCTGGTGTGGTGTGCCGCAGCAGCGTTGGCATCTCGTTGTCTAGATGCTCGTACACGTAAGGCAAAGCACGCCGTAACGGGCGGTCAATCATTGATTTAGCCAAGGGCTTGATCACTGCTTCCGTTAAGCCCATCACCACAAAGGCAATGGCAGCATCAATCAATGTTCTGATGTTCATGAGATCAGGTGGTAGGAGGTTGACGGCGTCCACGTTGGGTGGAATTGGGGTTGCTTTGCTGTGGGCTGTCGGTGATAAAGGCCCACATCGTGGATGCAGCACCACCAGCCACGGTGAACGCCTGAGTCCATTGGTTGCCGCATTGACCAGGGCGACGCCACTCACAACTGGCGACATTGGCGCTGGCCATCACCATCATGTAGCCGTAGCAGCCAACCAACAGCCGTAAAACCAACGTGACGATGGTGGGGTGGTTCATCGGGTCTTCATCTCCAAGACGCGCACTCGTTCTTCCAAACCACTGAGCCGCTCCTTTGAGTCGTTTTTCAGATCGCCAATGTCTTCTCGTACTGCCGCCATGGCCTGATCAATGCGGGTGACCTGCATGAACAGTCCAGCAATGCCCAGCACTGCGGCTACCAACAGACCGGGCACTGCTGAAGCAAGCCATGCCGGTGCTGCAGGGGCTTGCTCAAGCTGCTCGGTCACCGGCTGCAAAGGTTTCTCAGCCTAAGTTGCCGGTGCTAGGCAGGCTTTTTCATTTTGTATAAACTGTGGGCCTAGCCATTTATCAATGGGCTAGGCGTCCGTTGCGGCCGGCAGCGGTGAGGCCAGTGGTGCGTGAGCCCTGGCCACCGGCCAACCTATTAGACGGGGACACTACGAGCCCTGCTCAAATGTCAGGGAAGGCAGCAGTCGGCGAGACTAAGCCGCGCAGTAAGCCGTAAGCACGCCAGCGCACCAAACGCCAGCGGCAACTAGGACTTCCATGTTCCTGAAACGTTGGGGCTTACGGATGTGACACTTTTCCATGTACCAGACACGTTGACGTACATGGCAGTGGCTTGTTTCCAAGTGCCACTGACGTTGGCCCATACGTTGAGGCCGGAAGGTGGTGCTGCACCAGGACCAACAGCTACAAATGGCTGAGCGAGGTACGCGAGATCAAGCGATGTAGTACCAAGTGACTTAGCTTCTACTTGGACAAATGGTTGGCCAAGGTAGGCGTAGTCAAGCGTTGCTAGATCGGTATTACTGGGCTGCGCCATTGTCTACCTCCTGCTGCCTAGTGGCAAGCCAATCATTTACAGCGGCTTGGATTTCGGCATCAGTTGGTTCCGAATCAAATTTGAAAAACTGCGTTTCAACAGGCTCGTCGTTTTCATCGACGGCTGTCACAACGCGGGCGTACCATTTACCCGCCATGTCCTGTTCAATAGATACGACTGTGTGGTTCATGGTCATGCTTGCGAGATGGTCATGTCGTCGACCCACCCACTAAAGGCGGATCCGCCAAAAGCTTCTGCCGTGATTTCCACGACGCCAGCTTCGGTGGGCGTGAAGGTAATAGTGAGCTCTTCCCATGTGTTAGCGGCAGCAGTCATGGCGGAAACCACATCGCTTGCGACACCAGCGATCTGACCACCTTTACACACAAGGCGCATGGTGAGGCCGGTATTGCTGCGGCGCATCCATGCTTTAACAGTAACAAGTGAGTTGGCGGCTACGGCAATTTTGGCCAGCGATAACACAAGAGGATAATCGCTATTACGGGCTGTACTGGTGGGCTGCAATTTCCAACTGATCCCGCTCGCAGTGTTTCGTTGGTCTGTAGCCGCTGAAATCAAACCACCGTCAGTAAAAATTTTGTGGTTGCCTGCAGTGTTGTCGTGGTTATGGGAATAGACCCTACAGTTTGAATCTTGCTGCTGGTTTTGAATTTCAGTGGCATTTGTGAACGTAGTGTCTCTGCACACAACGTCATCCGCCCACGATACAGCGCCTGTCGTACCAACGCCGGAAAACTGGTTTACAGTACAACCAATAAATTCCCACTTACACGGCCTAGCCATTGTCAGTGAGGTATCAATGGTGGATGAGATAAACTTTAAGTTAGTTCCATTGGCGACGGAACTTTGCGTGACTGGAGCATCATTGCCAAGAAAGCTATTATTCGTAAAAAGTATATTATTGCATCTGTTGGTGTCTACGGCAGTTGTATTGTTGCTAAATTTACAGTCGGTAAATCGCATTTGAGCGGCTACGCGACCAGCAACACTTGTAACCCAAGTGACGCCAAGAACGCAGCTTAAGAAATTGGAGTTAGTGAACCATTGAGAGTAACTTACGCTAGCGCTAGAGCCACCTCCTTGGTTGTGAGCCGTATTGCAAGCATATATTGACAAGTTGTCTAGTATTGTCGAGCTAGTAATGACTTGACCATTAACACTTATTCCTACCGAACATGCAGTAAACGAGCAATACTCAAAGCCTTGAAAGCTACTTCCACCGCCAACTACGGCCGCACTAAAACCTGTGCCAAATCGTACAGCGTTAAACTTAGACCATAAACCAGAATTTGCTGCGTTAATTGCTGAATAGCATATTCCTGAAGTATGTCTATTGTCAAACCACGTTTCTCCTGTTTGACTGGACATATCTGTTATGCTCCAGCCACCGCTATATGTGACACCTCCTTCATTGCCTGGCGCAAAACTAGCGCCTAGTCCGTGATTCAAGGTGCTAATAGTTTCTCGTTTATAGGTTGTAACGGTCTCGGTGCCGTATCCGGCTGTGCTGAAATATCCACGGGCTGCGGCGTTAGTAGGTGAAACTAGATCGGAGCTGTCTGCAGCATCCAACATCACTCGTGACCCATTGATGCTTTGAATAGGCCACCAAGATTCACCTGCAGTGTTCTTGCCTATTAGGCTTGCAATCGTTAAAGAATCAGCAGCGCTTCTTGCCTTGCAGGCAATAATGTTGTCAATCAAGAAAGTTTGCGCGGCCAAATCAGTCTCGACGTAAAAGGCGACGGAGTTGATGCTGCTACCAAGTGCAGCAGCGTTATCAAAAACGACTGGAACCCACTTATTTAAAACTGGAATATCCGGGATTGTGATTGTATTTACAGTGGTTACGCCTGCGCTGTCTGAGCACAGGCGTAATGTGATTGCGCCAGCGGATGCTAGCGTTCCGGCGGTCTGGCGAATCCAGAACGCAACCTGTTGGTAGCCGCTAAGATCTAGGGTTGTCGAAAGCGCTTTGTAACAGGCAAGGCCGGTTGTGAACCCAGCGGCAATAGCGATTTGCTGGCTGGCTCGATGCTCCTTGAAAGACGTAGTATTTAGCGTTGGAGTGACATTGGTTACGCCTGTCCAGTTAGTAAATTCACCACAGCACTCAATGTTTTGAGTGAGTGAGCTGGCAAGCGTGACGCGGCTGTTGTTGTTCAGACGAGCCGTGCCCCCACTGGTGTACGTACCACTGCCGACAGAGTTGTCCAGCGTAAATGTGTTAGCGCCCGTTGAGGTGATTTCAAAGGTGCCGTTGGCACTGGTGTTCCCGCCAACACCTGTGATGACCACCGTATCCCCGGTGCTGTAACCATGGGCTACGCAGGTGATGGCAATGGGCGTAGCATTAGTGGCCCCGGTAATGCTCTTAGTGTTTTGAAGTTGATTGCTTGTCCATACGCCAGTAACCCCAAGGCTTGTAGGATCAGGGCTCGCCATTACACGAACTGTGTCACCTGAGCTGGTGCGAGCAGCCGTGGCGCCGTTTACAAATGTCTTCCAGCGATTAGCGAACGAAAGCCCGTCGTTTGCATCATTGCCGCCTTCGTAATCGAGATAGAAAGTTGCCATGGTTTAGTCTCAGGCGGTGTACTTGATCCAGATATCCCCGTCACTTCCGCCCGTTGGATCGCTGGTGGAAGTGGTGATTTTGCGGATGCCGTTTCCAGATGAACCGAAGTAACTCAATCGGGCATCTGCAAGGGTTCCGCTGCTGATATTACTGGCGTTTGTCGTGTCCGTCGTCGCTGATGCCGCAAGCGTCGGTTTATTCAGAATCTGTGCATCACCACTGGCGGCATTCCAGTCAGCATTGACGTTGACTTCGGCACCGGCTTCAATCCCGTCGAGTTTGGTCTTGTCCGAGGCGGACATGGAGCCAGCAGCAGACGTAGTAGCTGCGCTGATGCTGATGGCGGGAGTGGCGCCACCGCTGGAAACAATCGGCGCCGTACCAGTGACGCTGGTCAGGTAGGTGCTGGTATCAAGCGACCATGTATTTGCCGCCGTTTTCTTGAGAAAGCCGCTAGTTCCAGCAAGGCCAGCAATGGCCGTAAGATCAGCGTCTAATGGTTGTGCCGCAGCCCATGTACCGTCAGCACGCAAATAATTTGTCGTCCCACCACCGCTACCACTTACCAGTCCGGCGTTGGTGCTGCTAAATAGCGGAAGCGTAACGTCAGCGCCGGTGCTGCTTTCAAGCAACCTTGTACTGGCCGTGTAGCTCAGATCAGTCGCAACATTGACCTGGGCACCGGCTTCAATGCCGTCAAGTTTGGTTTTGTCCGCTGCCGACATCGAGCCAGCGGACGATGTACTTGCTGCAGTAATGCTGATAGCAGGTGTTAAACCACCACTGGAGACAATCGGAGCAGTACCAGTAACGCTGGTAACTGGCGCAGTACCATCGCTTGCTGCTGTAATGCGGCCCTTGCTATCAACCGTAAGTGAGGCATATGTATAACTACCAGCCGTGACCGCTGTATTTGCAAGGGTCAACGAAATCGAAGTAGCTCCACTGCCACTTGCGTCGCCCGAAATGCTGATCGACTGGTTGCCAGTCAGGTATGTGCTGGTATCAAGGCTCCAGGTGTCGGCAGCCACCTTTTTCAGGAAGCCACTTGTCCCAGTCAGTGCTGCGATAGCAGTTAGGTCTGCATCAAGCGGCTGCATCGTGCCGCCCATTGTTGACAGATCGCTGTATTTAGCCAGCGGGTAACCGCCTGCTGTTGCGCCGTCATGGACAACCAGCGTGTCCTTTGTGATGTCAACAGTGACTTCACCGACAGCACCAGTAAAGCTGGCGTGCTCGGTGGTGGTGCCGCGCCGTAGCTGTACTTGGGTAGCCATCAGATCAGGGTTCCGTAGTTTGCGGTGGAGTTGATGCCCTCAGTCACCAATCCGTAGTCAGCCTGATTGGCGCCGTACATGTTTGTGACACCGCCAATTTCAGCCATCGTATTGTCAGCAGCCTTGATATAAAACCGCTTGTTGCTGGAGTCCCAAGCTGGCTCGGAAACTGCAAAGTCTCCGGCTGCTGGAGTGCTGCCACCTGTGCGGATCTTGATGAGCTGCTGGCGAGGCATCAGAACGTGCCCCCGTCGACGGTTTCAACTGCAATCGTCACGTAGGCGTTGCCTGCATCCTTGGTCCAGCTCAGGCTGCTGTTCAGTCGGATAACGCCGTCAGTGCCGTCAGTGCCCCAGATGTAACCGGCTGTACCTCCACTGACAACTGCAACTTTTTCATCCGTACTGGAAGCCGGAATGTTTAGGGCAGTTTTGAAGGCATTAAAGGTGATCTTCTTTTCTTTCTGCCCGGCGGCTTCGCTGGCGTCGTGAATAATAACAAGGTCTGAAGCACCATCGACACTAGCCAGCGTGGTTAGGTCGTCGATTGCGGGGACTACTGGCAGTTTGGTCGTTGTGCCAGTAGCTACGTGCAGCGTGCCGCGATCTGTGGTGACTAACGGCTCACCCGCGAGCATCCCCGTTGAAGGGAGGTTGGCCTTTAGGCCACGCTTTAGCTGAAGACGTGCCATTCAAGGCTTAAAACACTTCTCTAAATTGCCGCGACCTACCCGAAGGTGCCTCCGTCAAGCGTTGCGGCCCAAGCGGCGTCATAGTTTGACCCTGAGCTTTTAAGAAGAATGTTTCCAGGGTCGCCCCCAACTGGGAGACCATTAGCTGTATTGCCACTTGGGCCTTGCGGGCCAGCGGTCTGCACCTCCACCAGTAGCGGCTGCGCAGCAGTAGTAACGTCAATGGCCTGCTCAGCTACTTCGGTGACGACCACCTGGCCGGTGCTGATCACCTCAACGGTGTTAGCCATAGTCAGGACGGGGTGGTGTAGCCCTCAGACGGGCGCACAATGCCTTCCAAGTAATACTCCCGTAAACCGTTGCTGTCGATCAGCATCACGTCATAGCGACACTCATCAGGCAGTGTTGCCGTGACGCTGTAAGGCAGCGTCAGCTTTACTGAGCCAATGCTCGCGTTAAGCGTCGTCACCGTGAAGTCACCGTATTTGGTGACTCGGTCCTTGCTCCATACCTGCGCCAACACCGTCCAACCGGTGATATTGATGCCATCGCCGTCTGAATCCTTGAACTGCACCTGCAACGGATAATCCGCCCGCCGCTGCGGTCGGATGTTGTAGCTAGCAGGGGTGATCGCCATAACCAAGGTTTCCGGTCAGTTCAACCTGCGTAGGTGTCGGGATTGGTGGTGATGTCCACGCGCATCTGCGATCTCGGTCCCACACCACGTGGCACATTGATCGTTACCGCATTGCTGCCGGGATAGCTCCACAGCAGCCGACCCGCCACTTCCTGCAGGCTGACATCACCGCTCCAATCCACCAAATACAACGTCCAGCGGCTGAAGGCTTGCTCTTTTTGGTATTGCCGCACTGGCACCAGCTCAGGCTCGCGCACAATCACCACCTCCAAACCTTGCACCGTGGTGCCAGGCGGCAGACTCTCGCCCGGTGCTCGCACAGAGATTGCCGGTGTGGTGGCGCTATTGGCGAGGGTGTACGTGCCCAGCTGATCCACCAGCGTGGTTTCTAGTGCCGTGCGCAGGCTGAGCAGATCCATTACCTAGTCTTCCGCCGTTAGCAGCAGGCACCCTGCCTCGATCCAACCAAAGCCAGGTCGGGTAGGCACCATTAGTCGGTGTGTCAACAATGGCCGATCTAGATCGCGCAGGGTGGTGGTGCCGCTGATTTGCCCCCGCACTAGCACTAATCCGCCACGGATGCCGCTGGCTTCCCAAACCGGTGCCAATACCCACACGGCTTCGTCGTCGGAATGCAGCGCCCGCACCTCTGGCATTCGCGTGCCTTCCGCTGCGCTGGCCAGCACCTCGTTCCAACAAGACACCAGCAACGGTGGTGCCTTGTCTTCGTGCTTCAGCGCTAGTGCCACAGCGGCTACCTCGGCGCTGAACCGCCGTTCCGCCTTTTGTTCCTGCGCAAACAGCTGGAAGTCCTGCAGCGAGAAGGGTTTGCCCTTCTTGGGGTCGCGGTTGATGTTGGCCAAGAGTGCCGCAAGCTGAGCGACAGGCATCTCTTGCAGTTGCGCTTGCTCGCGGCGGATCCGCTGCAGTTCACGCCATGCCTGCAGCACCGTTTGCCGCAGCTCGTTCGCGTAGCTGCTGCGGTGGAACTGACCGGGGTAGCTATGCGCTAGGTCGTAGAAGATCGCCGACCAGTCCGTTTCGTTGCGGCGCCATCCGCCGCTTGCTGCTTTCCCAGCTCCTCCTCAGTCGGTGGCTCACTGGGCATTGCCTCAGCGTCGCTTTCCTCCTGCGCCAGTTGCCAGATCGCATTGAACAAAGCGCGGTGCATCTGACGGGTATCAGAAACTGACCAGTCCGGCAGGTTGCAGCGGCACTTGATCAGCGCACTCACCGTGGCTTCCATGTTCCGCTGCCCCGCTGAGGCGTACACCTGCGCCACCTCTTGGATTAAGGCCGCGTGCTTCGTGCGGATCTCTTCGGCACGCTCCTCCATCTGGCGGCCGCTAATGGCTCCTTCAATGATGTTGAACGCTTCGGAGATGCTGATCTCTTCGGCCTTAGCGATGGCATCCGCGATCTGGGCACCCTTGACGAAGCTGCTCTGCTCATTGGCCAGCAGCTCAGAAATCACCGCTGATTCACCAACGGTGAGCCCACCCAGCACTGGCATCTCCAAAATGCCGCTGGCCGGTGTGCCAACTCGCCGGGTTGTTGGTGTCTCGGGCGCTTGGACAAAAGGAAGCGTTGGCATAAAGGGGTGAGGGCTACTTGAACTTCTGTAAGCGTAGTTGCAACTCCTTCTCGCGTTTTTGCCGCTGCTCTCGGTTGTATTTGATCAAGGCAGCGACCTGCTGCTGCAGGCGCTCTAGTGCTGGGTTGTTCATGGTGTCAACATTGGATAGACAAACGGGCCAGTAGGTGTCCAGTATTCATCGGCACCCGTTGGCAAAATATCGTCAACCACAGCAGTAGATAGCTCATTGTATTTGTCGATGTCGGCTTGGCTAGTGAACGCATCAATGACGGTGTATGACTTGAGTGGTATGACGGGCACACACTGATCAAGCTCGGCCTTCAATGCGGCCGTATCGCCTACAGCGCTCTCAAGGTCAAAAATTAACCACTTCAAGGAGCCGCCCCTGTTCCACAGAATGCGACTGTTCAAACCGCTAAGGGGTTCATAGTAGGTGTCGCTGAACCGTTGCCTGAGCATGTATGCCTTTCTTCCTCGTATGTGATAGTCGCCGTAGTAGCCAAGCTTTCGCAGTTCCACTGAAGGGTCACCAGGGAATGCGTTGGCTTCGTACTGTTCTGCCCAGATCCCACCGCCTTCCACGTATGGGGCAAAGTTGCTGATTGTGCCGTCTTGCGGCACGTTGTATGAAATCGACGAAGTCCTCAGATCAAGTGCGCCGGATACCGTATTAAATCTAAAGTAGACGTAGGTGTAGTTATAGGTCAGGCCGTTGACAGAGTAAGTAAAGAAGCCGTTTTGATTCGCCTGCCATGGCGTGTTGATTTGACCTACGGAATGCCGAAAAACACCGTAAAGCGTCGTATTATTTGAAGCTACAACCGGCGCCTGAGTGAAGTAGTAATTGCCGCCGATGTAGGGCGCGCCTGCGAACTCCCCTGCTCTAAGGATGATGGGCAAGTTGTTGTGGTTGGCTGAACTGCTAAAGTTGCCGGCACCAGCTCGCTCCAGCACAAAAGCATTTTGCGGGTAGGCTGAGACCTCGTTGTAGGGACTGCTGACGTTAGTCTTTGACGTACTCAACAAGAGGTTGAGGTCTTTGCTGTTGATAAATGGGTAGGTAAATGTTGCGCCAGATGGCGCAAGAATGCCAGTGTCGCCAATGCCTATGATTGCCAGCCAGTCGTAAGACAAAATGCCCCATCCGCTGCCGCTTCTTTGTGCAGCAGGCTTTCGCTTCCTGTAGGTGTCTGGAACAGCAGAATGCCGCTTTGCAGATTGCTGTCGTTTTTGATTAACCGTAAACGACTTGCCATTGATCTCTCCTACAACGCTTTCTTCCGGTGTTTGACTAGCCTGCGCTGATTGGAGAGCGGCAGCCTCGCGTTCCTCTTTGGCTTGGCGGTTTTGAAAGACCACATCAGATGCCTGCTGCGTCAGCCGACGCAGTAGGACATCAATTCTGATGTTGGTACTCACCGCCTAGCCTCAGTCGTCAATCGCAAAGGTGATTCCATAGGTTTTGCTTTGCCCCGCCGCCATAGCGATATTGGGTGATTCCACGAGAATCGAATGCAGGTAAGTCTCAGTTCCAATTCGCACGCAAACGGTGTCGTAAGTAAAACCAGGACTGGTTGCGGTGAAGGTTGCGTTGACCACAGGCAGCTCATAGCGAGCATTGCCAACGCTGTAACTACCAGTGCCAATGGTTCCAGTTACATCGGCATAGCCACCACCTGAAACTTTGGCAGCAATCCAAGCAGCAGCGGTGGATTCAGCCGTGAGGCTGCCGGTGTTGTTGGCCAGAAAGATCGTGTAGGTCTCGCCTTCAAAGGCAGCAACGGCTTGGCGCTGTAGCTCCTTTGTGCTGATGGTGCTTGTTAGTGCCATATCAAGCGAGTGTCAACACGCCGGTGGTTGGGTCAAAATCAACGGCAAAGCTCTCGCCGTCAGCTAGGGTGACGGCACTGCCGTAGTCCCACCAGCCGATCAGCTCATCGTTCGTGGCGGTGTCGTTGTAAAGCACGGCATAGCGGAACGGGCCAATGCTGCCGCCTGTCGCTGTCCAGGTGGCCGGGTCACCTAGCACCAGTTTGTAGGTGCCGCTGGTTTGAGCAGAACTGGTGACTGACGCGGTATTACCACCAGCGGTGTAGCCATTGCCTGCACTGACCTCGGCGGTGATGTCTGCCTTGACGCTGTTGGTGGCAACCGGTGCTGTGTTGGTGAGCAGAACCTTGAGCGTGTCAGCGCCGAGATCATGCTTCTTCTCGGCCAATGCCTCCACGAAGCTATTGAACTTGTTGAACGACGCCATGAGGCCGGAGCTTTGGGGCTAGGTTGCCGGTCAGAAATCAGGGAACGGTTGCGATGGCACTGTGAAGTTGCCGGTGTAACGACCAACTCCCTTGGTAATCCTTAGCTCTGCCAGATAGCCGTTGAGCAGGAAAGACGGGGAAATGGTGGTTGTTGAGTTATTGCTTGCGCCGATCATCAGCGGGCGGCTGCTATTGAACAAAGTCACCCCATTTGCAGCCGAATAGACCGAAGATCCGTTTACAAACATTCGCAGAGTTCCTGAGGCCCTGCAGACACAAACGTGATACCACGTATCTACGACTGGCGCCCATGCGCCTGTTTGTGCAACGACTGTTGAGCCGTTAGTGGTGTAACGGAACTGCATCTGCCCGCCTGAAGTTGTTGAGTAGGCCATGGTCCAAGCATGGTTACTTGTATCTGTTGATCTCTGAGCAACAAGCTGAGCGCTGGCGCTGACGGAATTGAACCGCACGAATGTTTCAATCGTAAATTCACCTGAGCCCAGATTCCAGTTGTCGCTATCGGCGCAGAGCAAGTAGTCGCCACTGCCATCAAAGGCGCCGCTTGAGCCGTTGTATTTCGATTGAGCCGTGCTAATTGATGCGTCTCCATATGGCGTGACCGTGTTGGCAGAGCTGCTGCTGTCCACAAAGCTGGTGCTCCCGTTGGTGCCGTTCATGTGCAGCAGCAACACCACATTGCTGAAATACGGGTCGGTCACGCCAATGCGGGCTGACTGTCCGGCAAGACTCAGCGACCCTGCCCCTCCGCTGAGCACATAAGAGCGAACGCTGCCAGCTTCCTGGCCGGTGAGGGCAAAGCTGCCTGCCTCCGCCGGGAACGATGTAGCGCCTGAGAACAGCGCGGCTTGGCCGCTCAAAGCAAAGCTGCCAGCGCCTGCCGCCAGCGGGGGTCGCAGTAGCGCAACGATGGCGTTCTGGCCGGTGGCGGTGAAGGTGCCGAAGTTGGTGCCGATCCGGTAGTCGCGGATTGAGCCGGCACCAAAGCCTGTAGCCGCCAAGCTGCCGGCCGCAGCGCTGAGCCTGCGGGTGTAGCTGAAGGCGTTTGCCTGACCTGTCGCCACAAACGCCGCTTCCTCTGCCGCCAACCTCGTGGCCACCGTGATTTCCGCCTTTGTCATCAGCACCGCCGTGCCAGTCGGCAGGCTTAGCGCGTAGTCCAGAGCAGTGACGCTCAGCGCAGTCCTAGTGCCTGCCACTAGCGGCACCCTCTCATTCACATAAGGCACCAGTGCCGTGGGCGCGATGCTCTGCGCGTAGTTAGGCGCCTGGCCGGTGGGCAGGCTTGTAAACACTGCCCCTGGTGCCGTCGGATTGAAACCACTAGGGGTGGTGGTGCTATTGGCCGCTGCACCTGTCCCATTCGTCACGGTCGGGTCACTCGGAAGGCTGGTGATACCAGGAGCAACCGGCATCCAGAAGGTGCCACTACCGCTGACTGCACCGGCAAACAACGCATCCATGGCCCCGAGGATCCCGTCGCTGTTAAAGCTCCAGCTCAAGCCATTTGCCTTGTAGGCAGCCGTCAGTCCTTCCGCCTGCAAGTAAACCGAGCTCAACGGATACAGCGGCATCAGATATGCAGGCACCTGCAGCGATACACCTGCACGGTTGCCATACATCACAGCATTCTGTGTGCGGGCATAGCGCATCGCTTGGATCATTGCATTGCTGCCCTTGAACTCATACCCGTTGCTGGCGGTCCAAACAACCGCATCGTCAGATGCAAGAGGCATCTGCAACTCGGTCTTGGGCTTGGTTTCTACGGTGGTGTTCTCTTGCTCAAGCTCAGTTTCCTGCTGACCTTCATCGTTGGTAGCGCCAACTGGTGGCTGCTTTTCCTCCAGCGCTTCTTGACGTGCTTCTGTCCGTGGCCGCTGCTGGATGCCAAAGGTCCGATCTTGTTGGATTGCAATGCTGGTGCCTTCAAACACCAGACGCTTGGCCGTTGCCAGCAGATCATTCAAGCCGTTCAAATCAGTGGTGACCTGTCCCTTTTCGGCTGTGTCCTGCTGGCCGTTCTGCGTTAAGCCATAGGCCAAGTAGCGATCCGTTCTGGTCTTCGTCTGTCCCTCTGGCTGGTTGGTGTCATAGGTGATTACCGTGCGCTCGGCTTCGTACTCGCCAGTAGGCAGGGTGTTGAAATCAAACTCACCCCAGTCAATACCGCTGATGTTGAGCTTGCCGATCAACGCCTCAATCGGCTCAAAGCGCTTGACCGTCTGACTGACTTGTTGCTTTTCAACCCGCTTGTTCTTGGCTGCATCTTCATCGGCTACACGCTCCACACCATCGGGGTCAGGGCATAGCCGGTCAGGGTCCAGCGGCAACGAGTCAGCCGTCGTTTCCTGCTTGATCAGCTCATACTCAAGGTATTCCTCGGTGCGAAAGAGCAGATCCTGCCGAGCAACCTGCGGTAGCAAACGCAGCTCCTCAACATTGTTTGCCTCAAAAAGCGCGTTGAGCTTGGCCTGCAAAATCGAACCTAGTTCACCGGCGAAGATCCGTTCCTCATTGGTGATCGCCTTGATCTTGTAATCGCTGTCGTCGTAGTAGGTAAGCGTGACGCTGCGTGGGTTATGCGTAACGCTCAGCGTATAGACGACTGCACCATCGTCATCCTGGACGAAGAAGTCATACTCTTGGTTGTAGGTGACCGCTTCATCGCGCTCCCAGTCCCGCAGCTCCTTTTCTTCAGCTGCTGCATCTAACTCTTGCTGCGCTGCGGCTTGTTCCTCAGGTGTGGCAGCAGGGTCTTCCAGCACCGCCTCAGCAGCTTCCTCTGCATCCAACTCCTCCTGTGCCTTGTCTGCAGCGGTCTGCTCCAAGCGCTTAGCGTCAAAGGTGACTGTCACCACCTGACCAGGCAGCACACCGCTGTTGATGCCGTTCAACTCGATGATGCTGCTTTCATCCAGCAACGGCCCAGTGCCGGTGCCATCCCAACCACGCAACACCAGCGTCTCGTTTTCGTTGAGGTAGCCAAAAAGTGACTCGCTGCTGATCAGCTGATCCAGCACCGAAACGTAGCCAGCGCTCAGGTCAAAATCGTCCTGATAGGTATTAGTGAGAACACCGATATAGGCCAAACCCAAGGCAGCGCAGCATTTCTGCAGCACTGAACTGGCGTTGATGCCCATTGGGGCGCGGTTCATTACCTTGGCCGGTGCTAGCGCGTATTCCTCCCGTACCGTCAACTGACTGGCAGCCTTCGGGTCGGAGAAGTTAAAAGGCTTGGCACCCTCCTTGGGCAGGTAGCACTGATCAAGTGACTGCCAGTCAAAGTCCACGCTTGGGTAGTTTTCTGGCTCTGGGCCGTTGCTACCGTCTTCTGCTGGTTGCTCTTCCTCAGCTTTCTGGCCCTTCAAATTGGCCAGATACACCAACTTGTCACCAAGCTGAACCGTGGTCTGGCGCGTAAAAGGGTTGGCAAAACTACTTAAGACCCGCAGCGTGCGCGGTAGACGCACGATGGTGCCGTCACGCTCCCAACCGATGTAGACAACGCTGCCTACAGCTGGTGTGCTCAATCCCTGCAGCACAAGCTGGCCACGGCAACTGATCAAGCCTTGGCCAACGCTCAGCGCTTCGTCGGCGATGTTGCCGCTGATGATCGTGCCAAGGTTGCAGAAGACATGAGCGCGAACATCAACGGTCATTGGGCAACTCCAACGCTCAGTGTCACCGTGTAGGTGATGACCTTGAGGCCATTCACCACGTCATTGGCCGCTGTGGCCGTTGGTGCGGCAACAGGGAAATAGGCACCTGCTGCTGGTGTTGTACCGATGGTGCTCTCAAACCAGCTCTGCAAGGCACTCCATCCCGAAGCGTCGGTTTCGCCTTCCAGCGCATATACCTTGGTTGCCGTAAGCGGACCGGTCAGGTAGCTGGTGCCAGCAGCGGTGAGCTGCATCTGCGGCAGATCCTGATAGGTGACAGGCGGCCGCAATAGCGTCAAAGTGCAACTGCCAAGGGTGAAGGTTCCAAGAGCGGGGCGATCTTCCGCGCTCTTGGCCTTTTCTTCCTGGCGTAAGGCAACCTGCAGCGCTTGTGCTGCATCCACCAGCTCCACACTGGCAGAGATGTACGGGCCGGCTTGCTCACCGCTTGGCGCACTGGTGAACCAGCAAGCAATACCGCTCCACGTGATGCCGTTGGCACTGGCCGTCAGACTGACGGTTGTACCGACGCTATTGGCAGCAACGCTGTCTGGATCTTGGATGCGGGCGTCACGCCAGGTGTTGTAGACGCTCAGCAACGACTGCCACTCACTGGCGGTCAGCAATCCGCTGATTGACCACTGCCTAGCGGTCAAACCATCGCGGGTGCTGCTTTCCTCGTAACCAAAGGGTTGAGCGAGGAGCTTGCTGGTGGTGAAAGCGCCGATGGAAAGAGTCATGACTTAACCCAGTTGAACGTCGTAGGCGCCGGTGTTGGCATTCACGGCGACGTTTACGGACCAGTCCTTTTCAGTGAGTTTTGCAACATTCTTGGAAAGTTGGTCATTGACACTTACAAGTTTGGAGCTGGCATCACCGAGGTTTTGTCCTGCCTTAAAAATAGACCTTGCTTGTCCTGCAGCCGAGAGCAAGTCCTTATCTTTTAGGCCGGATACTTTTGACGGATTGAATATACCGGCATCAACAGCACGTCGCAAATCTGCTCTAGCTTGGCTAAGCAAGTCGCTTTTTATATTGCCCGAAAGCAGGTCAAAAGATCCTTCAAGGGCGCCACGAAAAGCATCTGCAGCTGATTCAAAGTCCTTGCGAGCAGATGATGCGGCCTCGGCAAGCTTTTCATTCGCGTCGCTAATGCTTTTATTGTAAGTGTTGCCGGCATCAATCAAGGCGTTATTGCCTTTGGCGCGTGCTAGTTCAAGCTCCTGCTGAGCAATCACCTGCTCGTTGAGAATCTTTTGGAAATCAGGGCTATCAACACCAACACCTGTGCCGCGCAGCTCCTCCAGCTGAGCGCCAAGTACGCGCACCCTATCTTCTGCAGCGGCGGTGGTTTCCTCAATGCCGAGCTTTTGCTTTAGAAACTCCTTGTACGGGCCTTCGGCAACGCGAGCGAGTTCATTCTCAGCGTCAATCTGTCTCTGTATGGCTTCTAAACCGATGCCAAGTTCTGCATTTTGACGGGCAATGGCTGCAGAATCTTTGACTGCTTGCGGGACTTCGGCCGCAGCAGCAACAAGTGCCTTGCCTGCTTGTGTTCCACCGCTGGCCAATTCCTTACCGGCCTGCTTACCAGCCTCAGGCAAAGCCTTGTTGATCTCGGCTAAGTCCTGTGCCAATAAAGATCTGATAATGTCCTCGCGAACACCAGTTGCAGAGCCACTGAATGTTTTGTCTTTGAACTGAGGGCCAACACTGGCACCAGGAACCGAGACCGGACCAAAGAAACCTGAGCCTTTGATGCCAAGCGGTCCGAGGTTGGCAGCCACAATATCCGTAGCCTGCTTTTCTCGCGCCAGCACTTTCTCAGGCGCCAAAGCAGAGACCTGATTGAGCTTGCTTAGGATGTCGTTCAGACTCTTAATGAAACCACCAAACAATGGTGTCAGCGTGGTGTCGAGTGTTGTCGCCAGATTGGAAAATCCATTGCCGATCTGCTGGAGACCGCCACTGATGGTTTTGGCATTGGTGTCTGATGCCGATGCTGCCTGGCCCGCTGCTTGGCTTTGCCTATCTAGCAGCTCGTTGTATTTGGCCAACCTGTCGTTGAGCAATGGCTGAATGGCAGCCTGTGCCTCAACAGAGCCCAACAGAACAGCAAGCTTGTCAGCAGAACCGCCAGTTTTTTCCTGCACATCAGCCAAGACTGCAGCAAGGCCCTTGGATTGCAAAGCCGCAACGCTGTAATCCAGCCCCAAAGACGCAGCCAGCTCCGAGGCCTGATCAGTTGGCTTGATAATGCTGCTAATTGCCTGCCGTATGCCAGTAAACGTCTGCGCAACAGGTACACCACGAAGAGTGGCAGTAGCCACAGCAGCATTCAGCTCATCAAGACTAACTCCAGCCGCCGCCGCAATAGAGCTAATTGTACCGATTTGTGCCGCATATTGGCGTACGGTAATCACACCGTCCGCCTGGGTCTGAACAAACTTGTCAACAATATCAGTGGCTGATGATGCACTAAGACCGTAAGCATTTAGCACGCCGGTCAAGGCGCTGGCCACATCATTGACATCAGCAAAACCACCCTTGGCACCCAATGCCGATGCTCGAAGGATTTCTGTTGCTTCGGCTGCTGATGCAAAACCAGAACTGGCCACGTCATAGGCAGCCTTGGTCAAGTCGATCTGACTGATATTGCTATCCAGCTCTGCGGATAGCGCACGCAGCCGTTTGCCTAGTTCGTCAGAGTCAACACCAAGAGTGCGTACAGCAGCACTGGCCTCATCAAGCTGCTTTACCTGATTGCCAATAAAGGCCAAACCACCGCCGATGGTGGTTGCAACGCCAAGACTGGCGACAACATTACGAAACGATTCAGCAGCCGTCTGTGCGCTTTTGAGGCCAGCCTGAAAGCGGGAGTCATCAACGCTGAGCGTCAATACAGCAGCGCCCAGACTGTCGGCCACAACTCAACTTCTTGTTGCCTTTAGGTTGCCTCTTAAACGCGGGAACCTAGGCCATGACAAGTGCTCTCGCTGCGCTCGCCAACGCCACGGCGACCTTTACTGTGCCCACCGTTGGCACCATCACTGATCCTGTTACCGGGAACATTGCACCGGCAACGGAATCTGTCACTGTCAGCTTGTACCTGCGTCAAGCCGGCACCAATAGCTCAGGGTTTCCTGGCGTTGATACCGACGTAGAGACCTATGAAGGCTATGCGATCAACCCACAGGCATTAGATGCCCGCATCAAGCCAGGCATCACCGGCACGCTGAACTTTGCTGGCCAAGGTGCTATTGAGTGCGAGGTGATCAACGGCCGCTTTCCCTACGGCAGCAGTGGCCTGATTGGCAACACGTTGCAGCAGGTGCTTGGCGACAAGATCCGCTTGGCTCGCTACGTGCAGGGCTGATGGCGGTTCAGGTTCGTGCTTCGTTTCGCCTGACCGGCTGGAATGCCAATCAGCTCAAGCTGCGTGTGCCGCAGATCTTGGGTAAGTACCAGACGGTGTTGGATAAGCAGCTGAAAGCTGAGATCCAATCGCCGCAGTTCGGCTGGCCTCGGGAAACCAAGCGCCGCAATGGTGCCATTGTCAGCAGCCCCCGCGACATCGTGGATCTTGGCGGCTTCCTGCGCTCCCAACGACGGAGCTTTGATGGTCGCACCACGATCACATTTACGTGGGACGCCAAGAGCAAAGGCGGGTTTGCCTATGCCCCGCTGATCCTCACTGGCTACACCACCAGCAAAGGCACGCTGGTGCCTGGCCGCAACTGGATCAAGCCAGCCCTAGAAAATGCCCCGCTGGATACCTACTTTGCTGAGCAATGGCGCAAGCTGAGCGACATTAGCCTCTAATAAAAAGCGGTGAACCGAAGCCCACCGCCCAAATCCCATCTGCTCGCTCTCTAGTTAGCCTCAGGCGTTGGTCTCAGCGCTCCAGCTGTAGCTGCCATAACCGGTAAGGGTGAAGCTCACCTGGGCCACGTTGCCTGCAGCAATGGACTCGGAGAAATCAGTCACCCATGCCACACCCGAGTGGTACTCAGGTGAACCAGTGGCGCTCATCTCGGGCGATTCGCGATACCACTCAACAGTGGTACCGGCAGCTGCGTTCATGGCAGCGTTCTTCAGAATCAAATAGCCGGCATCGTTCAGGTTCAGATTCATCTGCATCGGAATCGTGTAGCTCTGCTGCTGCACGATGGATGCGGTGAAGCCAAGGGTGCTGCCGTAGTCCAACACATCTTGGGTCTGAGTAGAACCTTGGATCGAGGCGTCGGTCAGTGACAGCACCTCAGTCAAACCGGTGCTAGCAGTAGGGTTGGTGCTTGCGGTTGTTCCCGCCTTCACGTAAAACTTATAGGCGAGGCTATTAAAAAAGGCACCTGTAGCCATGACGCTTGGGGGAGCTTATGGCCCTAAGTTGCCTCCTCGCTTTGTTCCAACACCTCCCACGGTGTAGGCCGAGGGCAGACGTGCAGATCAAAGCCTTTTACGTCATGCGCGACGCCAGCGGTG